TTTTGTAAACTTTTATTTACTTTTGATAAACTTGGCTTTCCACTTGCAGGGACATATTGTTGAATTCTTCTTTGTGGAAAATCTAAATTTTCATACAACTTTCTTTTTACAATAAAATACTCGACAACAATATCCTTTACATCAACATGGTATTGTTTAGCAAAATATTCTTTATATATTCTAAGTTGGTCACCATTTTGTTTTTTCTGTGATGGTCTCCATCCCATTGTACTTGTTTTAATATCAATGATTTTTATTTTATCATGCTCTTTAATTACCAAGTCAATAAAACCTGTCATCATAATGTTTGGGTTAAAATCTATTTCATGAAATATTGGCATTTCAATACCTACAAGTTCACAATTCTTTTTACTAAAGTATGCACCACGTTTTCTTTTTAGATAATCAATAATTTCAACACCATCCCAATAGAACTCCATCATCTCGTCTCGACTTGAAAAGTGGTCACCAAAGTCATTACATGTTTCCCTATAATTGTGAGCCATTCTTTCTTTAAGCATTTTGTGAAGATCCAGACTATCGGCTGATTTTATTGAATCACTGTACATAACATCTAAGTAATGTTGAATTACTTCATGCATTGATGTACCAAACGTTAAATAAATAGATGGTTCAAACTCCTTATGTTTATCAATATAATTTAATTTCCATTGATGAGGGCAAGTTTTATACATATTGAATTGACTGTAAGATATTGTTTTCTTACCCATCATTCTTGCCTTTATTGCCAAATCTTTAGGAGTTTTTAGTTTCATGTTCAATTAATTTATCTAAATACTGTTTTGCTTTTAATAAGTCTTCAATTCCATTTTTGTGTCGCCATCTTGTAACATACTTTATAACATTTCCTTCAAAGAAATCTAAATTATGAGATTTTGCATAGTCCCACATTTCAATTCCTTGTGTGTAATGTTTTGGATGTTTGATGTTATTGGACAATTTTCATTCCCTTATCATCATCAGGTTTTATCTTAGGTAATAGTTCGTCATTTACATGACCACAATTACTACATTCAAATACTGGCATAGGTAAGAAGTTCTTTTTACCATTTGGCGACATTACAGCCGGTACTCTTTTTAACAATACAACTTGCCTAAATGTTGGATTTTTACATTTTTCACAACATACATCTTCAAGTTCTTGTACATTGATATTCATATTAAGTCCGTCTTTTTCTCTCATAATTACATTCCCATTCCAAATCCTCCACCTTGCATTGGTGGTTCGTTACCGTCTTCACTAGGTAAGTTTGATATTAGACACTCAGTTGTTAAAAATGTACCAGCCACTGATGTTGCTTTTTCTAGTGCAACTCTTGTAACCTTTACTGGGTCAATTATACCAGCATCATACATATCTACAACTTTTTCATTTCTGGCATCAAATCCTTCAGAAGTTTTTTCACTGTTGATTCTTTCCCATATAACTTCTGGGTTAAGTCCTGCATTCTGTAAGATTTGTCTAAATGGTTCTCTACATGCATCCAAAAGAATATTCCAACCAGTTTCCTGGTCTTTATTATCTACATTCTCTGGGTGGTAGTTTTCTAATGAACTTCTATATAGTGCATTACCACCTCCTGGAATGATTCCTTCTTCGATGGCAGCTCGTGTAGCATTAAGTGCATCCTCAACTCGATACTTCTTTTCTTTCATTTCAATTTCAGATTCTGCACCAATTGCTAAAACTGCAACTCCTCCAGTTAATTTACCTAATCTTTCTTGAAGTTTTTCTATTTCAAAATTTGTTGATGCATTATCTAATTGATTTTTGATGTCATCAGCTCGTTTTTCAATATCTTCAATGGTTCCTCCACCACCAACAATTGTTGTAGTTTTGTTGTCAATAGAAATCTTTGTTGCAGTACCAAACATATCAGAAGACATTTTATCTAAAGTCATTCCTTTTTTACCACTAATGAATGTACCACCAGTTAGTATTGCAATGTCCTCTAACATTTCAGCTTGTCTTTCACCATATTCAGGCGCCTTAATTGCTGCAACTTTACATGTTCCTCTTGCTTTGTTTACAATAAGTCCTGCCAATGCTTCTCCTTCAATATCATTTGCAATAATTAATAATGGCTTATTTGCTGCTATGGCCATTTCAAGTGGTTTGACAATTGACTTTATACCCTGAAGCTTCATATCAGTTATTAATATCCATGAGTCTTGGAAACTACATTCCATTTTTGCGTTATTATTTACAAAGTATGGTGATAAGTACCCTCTGTCAAGTTGTATTCCTTCAACAGTTTCCATAACAGTTTGATTTGTTTTGCTTTCCTCAACTGTTATTACACCATCACGGCCAACATCATCCATTGCAGTTGCAATCAAATTACCAATCTCTTCATCATTATTTGCACTGATTGAGCCTACTTGTGTAATTTCATCAGTTGTACTAACTTCCTTAGCCATTTTTTGAAGTGAATTAACAACAACAGTCTTTGCTTTATCCATTCCTCTCTTTACTTCAATTGGATTTGCACCATCATCTATTTGTTTTAATCCTTGTTCAATCATACTGTATGCAAGTACCGTTGCAGTTGTTGTACCATCACCTGCCTCATCATTTGCTTGACTTGAAACTTCTTTTACAATTTGTGCACCTAAATTTTCATTTGGGTCTTGTAAATCTACTGACTTAGCAACAGTTACACCATCTTTAGTTGATACTGGTCCTGCACCATACTCTTGTTCAATAACTACATTACGGCCTTTAGGGCCAAGTGTAACAGAAACTGCTGTTGCCAATTTTTCTGCTCCTGCCTTCATTGACTTACGAGCATTTTCATTAAATAATAAATCTTTTTTTGACATAACTATTCTTCCTCTAAAATTGTTAATAATTCACGTTCACTAATTACAAGAAAGTCTTCACCTTCAACTTCTATCTTTCTTGCTAATCCTTTTGGATATACCACAGTTGCGCCTACCCATGTTTGCATAATAGTGCGGTCACCATTCTGTAGTTGTTTTCCTGGTCCAACTTGTAAGACCTTTCCTATGTTTGCTGATTCTTGTGCGATGTCTGGAATAATTACTCCTCCTGCAGTTTCCTCTACTGCATCAATTGGTTTAATTACGACCCTATCATCTATTGGTATGATTCTTTTCATATTTATAACCTCCATTTATTGTATGTTAATAAAACCTTTAATATAAATATCAAACAGTTTCATATAAATTATTGTATTCACTTAGTAAATTTTTAACTTCATCTATAAGTTCAAACTCTTTTAACTGTTCTAATACTTGCTTTTCAAAATATGTTTCCCAGTCAATTTCAAATACATCTTTTCTATTATCTATTAAATGTAAATCTTCTTCATTCAAACATATTGCAGTTTGTCTTTCTTTAGGTTTCAAATCATCTTCACAATTACTCTTTATGTAAAATAAATAAGGAGCATCTAAATTTGAAATTGTAGTACCTAACTTGTCGTTTGCCCACAATGCAGCCTTTAAGTGTTGTGGTTTATTCTTAACATATTGATTAAATCTTTTTGTAAACTTTTTTGATATTCCAATATCTTTATAGTCAATAGTTTCTATCTTTTTACGTAACTGTGTTAAATGTTCTAAATTGAGATTATCTCTTATAGCCATTTCAGTTACAACATTTAGAGCTTTCTTTAGAAATTCTGGTGCATCCTTTCTAATGATGTTCATTCCTCTAATATACTTTTTGCCAGTTTCTCTAATAATTGAATAGTATCTTTTCTTTGATTCACCAAAGTAAATATATTCAAGGTCATATTCAAATTTTAAGTCCATCAACATAAATTCATTTGAAACTTTAGGATTGTACTTTTGTACAAACTCTGTTTTTAGTAACTCATTGAATTTAACCAATTTTTCTTTCATTTCAGATTCAGTACTACCATTTGATTTTACAAATATTGAATCAGTATCACCATATAACACTTTGTGATTTTTATTAAACTTTAGTGTTGCAAATTTAAGTGCTTGTCTTGCAAAGAAAGTAATTGCATCTGCACATTCAGGTTTATACAATCTAAAGAAGTTAAATCCCATAGCACCATAAGCAGAGTTAAGAACTAACTTATATGCCCACTGTCTTTTATCCATAGCAACTTTAACATCACCTTTATACTTACCAATACTTAGCCCTTTATTTATTTCAACTCTTTGTAA